ACACAGGTACTCCTATGAAGAAACTAAGTGAAACAGCGGCTAAGATTGAACTTGGTGTCTCGGGCAAGAATACCTACACGGGTGACATTCGGGCTGACGAGTTTCTTCAAGAACTCCGTGGTAAGAAGGCTATCCAGAAGTACCGTGAGATGAGAGATAACAACGCTATCGTTGGCTCCGTCATGTACGCTGTAGAACAAACCCTCCGTGACGTTAAGATCGAAGTTAAGCCTGCCGATGATAGTGCTGTAGCTAAAGCTGAAGCTGAGTTTTTACAGTCTGTCCTAGACGACATGGACCACTCTCTTGACGATCACATCTCTGAGGCTCTGTCGTATCTGACCTATGGCTTCTCTTGGTTTGAGGTAGTGTATAAGCGCCGTGAGGGTGACTTCCGCTCCCCCAAGAAAAACTCCAAGTTTGAAGACGGACGTATCGGTATCAAGAAGATCGCCATTCGTGCGCCTTGGACTGTAGAGAGTTTTGAAGTAGATCAGAACACTGGTGAAATCCTCGGGATGTATCAGGAAGCCAACTGGGGCAAACGTCCTGCTCTGATCCCCGTAGAGAAATCCGTTTACTACCGCACTACAAGCCTGAACAATGACCCCTCTGGCAGATCGGTACTCCGCAATGCGTATGTTAGCTACACATATCTCAATAAGATACAGAGTTATGAAGCCATTGCTATTGAGCGAGAGTTACATGGGGTGCCTGTTGGCCGTATGCCTGCGGAGTATATGAGTGCTGATGCCTCTGTAGATCAAGCTGCCCTCCGTGGTCAATTTGAACGTATCCTTCGTGACTTGAAGAACAACGAACAAGGCTATGCTCTGCTTCCCTCTGACCTTTATGTAGATGCAGACGGTAAGCCTACCAGCCAACGTCTTATGGATGTGGAACTGATTACTGCAAATGGCTCTCGCTCCATCGACATTGATCCTGTGGTTAAGCGTTACCAGCATGATATTGCTCGTAGCCTTATGGCTGAGTTTCTTATGCTTGGTTCTGGCAGTGGTTCTTACGCTCTGTCAAAGACTAAGACGGACCTCTTCCTCCGCTCCCTCGAAAGCTACATCAACACGATTGTAGATGTCTTGAACAAGCAACTCGTAGAACGTCTGTGGCAACTGAATGGCCTTGATTGGGCTACCATGCCTAAACTTGTAGCTGGTGACGTTGCTCCGCATGACCTTCGTGAGATTGCAGCCTTCCTGCGTAATATTAACAACGCTGGTATTGAACTTCAAGAGCATCCCGAAGTGGTCACTGATCTTATGGCTATTGCTGAGATCGACTTTGATCGTAAGAAGTATGAAGAACGTCTGGCTGCTGCGCCTGTTGCAGAAGTTGTCCCTGAATCTTAGGAGTAAAACATATGCCTGATTGGGGACAATACATCCTTCGGGATAGTTACTTTTCCATCGCCCAAGGCCAGATTAGTGGCTACACATTTGTACATGTGACTGGCTACAACCCTGACATTGATGCCGCTGCCGATGAGACAATCTGGGCTGCTGGTGGTCTTTACCCTTGGTCCGTTTGGGACACTGCCCGTGTAGTTACTGTAGTCTCTGCATCCGCTTCCGACACTGGCTCTGTAGTTGTCTCTGGTTTGGACGCAAGCTACAACGTCATCACAGAAGAGATTGATTGCACTGGAACCACCCCGTCAACTGGTGCAGTCATCTTCAAACGTGTCAATTCCGCTGTCTACAAGAATGGTGCCACGAACAACGCTGGTAACATCACCCTGACAGCCAATGGCAACACTGTCGGTCTCATTACGGCTGGTATTGGGCAAACCCTGAATGGCATCTACACAGTCCCTGCTGGGCATACAGCCTACATCCTGACGGGAGACTTTAGCGTCCAGAAGGGTGAAGATGCTCAGGTTCGTTTCTTTGTTCGTCCCTTTGGTCAAGGCTTCCGCATCGCCCACATTAGTGAATGCTTTGAGTCTACCTATCGCTACGACTTTATTGCACCCATCCCTATGACTGAGAAAACTGATTTAGACGTTCAGGCTTCCCTTGTAGAGACAAACAACACTCGTTGTACTACAAACTTCTCTATGATTTTGGTGAAGAACGATGCCCTACAGTAGCAATGATGATCTGCCCAAGGCAGTACGAAATAACCTCTCCCCTCACCAACAGTCAGTCTTCCGCAACGTCTTCAACTCCATGATGGAACAAGATGGTATGTCTGAGAGTAGGGCCTTCGCTGGTGCATACTCACAAGCCAAACAAGCTGTAGCTAAAGCCGAATACCAAGGTCGTCAGGTTGAACTCGACAAGCCCTTCCGTATGCCCGCAGGCTCTACCAAGAAGTTTGGTGTCTACGTCAAGTCTGGTGACAAGGTTAAGAAAGTTACCTTCGGTGATCCCAACATGGAAATCCGCCGTGACGATCCTGACGCTCGTAGCAATTTTCGTGCTAGACACTCCTGCGATGCCGCCACAGATAAGACAACTCCCCGCTACTGGTCATGCCGCATGTGGGAAGAAGGAACCTCGGTCTCTGAGATGACTAACAAAGCAGAAGTCCAGATCGAAGGTCAAATCCTTAAGCAGATGGACGAAGAGCGTCTGGCCTTTGGTTGGGCTTACGTCTCCACTGTCAAAGGTGAAGTTAGTCTGGATCACAGTGGTGAGTTTATTCGCCCAGATCAGATTGCTAAAGCCGCTACTAATTTTATGCTTTCCATGAGAACCGCCAAGGCTATGCACACTGGTGAGAAGATCGGGGAAGTTGTTCATTCCATGCCCTTGACTAACGACATTGCCAAGGCATTGGGTATCCAATCAGACCGCGAGGGTTGGGTAATCGCACTGAAAGTTTATGACGATCAAGTGTGGCAGGATGTTAAAAGCGGTAAACTGGCTGCGTTCTCGATTGGTGGACGAGCCTTGAAGGAGATGGTGTAATGCCCACCGAACTCGTAAACTTGGAACTTGAAGAGGTTTCCTTGGTCGATATGGGCGATGACCCACTCGCTAAGGTTGCTCTCTACAAGCGCAGCCCGGAAGGGGAACACATGGATAACGAAACTACGGAAGACCTGACTTCGGTTGAAGAAACTGAAAAGGGCTACATGAAAGAAGAAAAGAAAATCGAAATCGAAGTCGATGGTGAAGACGACGAAGAGATGATGGAAGACGAGATGGAAGGCAAGAAGCCCACCCGTAAGTCTTGGAAAGCAGAGGCTCTGGCATTTGAAGATGTCAACAAGATGCTTCTGGAAGAGATCGAAACCTACAAGGCCAAGGTTGCTGAACTCGAAGCTGCTGTAGTCACCAAGGCTGCTCCCGCTGAAGAGATGATGGAAGTTGAAGGCGAAATGATTGCCAAGTCAGCTATCCCTGCACCTATCCTGAAAAAACTAGAAGAGATGCAAAAGGCTGTTGAGGTTGAAGCACTCCGTAAACGCGCCGAAGAGGTACTCCCGAACTTCAAGGGTACTGCTGATGAGCGTGGTAAACTGTTGAAGTCTGTAGGCACCGACGAAGGTTTGCTTGCACTTCTGAAGGCTGCTGACGCTGCTTTTGCTGGTGTCTATCAGGAAGTCGGTAAGACCGATGCAGAAAACGACCTGAAAACTGCCGCTGAAAAGCTGAAAGACCTTACGAAAGCCTATCAAACTGAAAAGGGTGAGAAGAGTTTCGAAAAGGCATATGCAGCTATTGTTAAAACCGCTCAGGGCCGCGCCCTCGTGCTTGAAACCTACAAAAATTAATAAGGAGCCTCTATTATGGCATTTACGGAACGTATGGCTACCCGCACCTACACCTCGGGGTCGGCTGTTGCACAATTCACTTTCGTCTCTCTGGCTGCTGATGGTCAAGTTGACAACACCTCCGCTAACGCTCGTACCGATGGTGTGGCCCTGATGGCTGCTACTGGTGCTGGTGAAGCTATCACGGTGGCTTACGATGGTCGTGTGACTGTCCAAGCTGGTGGCACTATCGCTCGTGGCGCTGCTGTTGCAGTTGGCACTTCGGGTAAAGCCAAAGCCGCTGCTTCGACCAACGTGATCGTGGGCTATGCTCTCGAAGCTGGTGTTGACGGCCAGATCATCACCATTGAACTGTCTCGCGCTGATAAAGCCGCAGCCTAATCTAGTTTAAGAAATAAGGAATACTACAAATGGCTATGTTGACTCCCAGCGCCGTTCATATCGACGCCCCGCTTACCAACCTGACGATTGCCTTCCTGCAAGACGCCAACGGCTTTATCGCTGACCGTGTTTTCCCGAAGGTCTCGGTTGCTAAGAAAACCGACAAGTACTACATCTACAACCGTGCAGACTTCAACCGTACTGGTCAAGTCCAAGCCCGTGCGCCCCGTACTCAGGCTCCTCGCGTTGGTATGTCCCTCTCGCAGGACACCTACTCGGCTGACGTGTACTCGCTGGCTACCGACTACGACTTCCAGACCCTCGCTAACGAAGATGCCGCTCTGGACATCCGCGCTGGTGGCGCACAGATGCTGACCCACCAACTCCTGATCGACCGCGAAATCAAGTGGGCTAACACCTACTTCGCTGGTGGTGTCTGGGGTACGGACTGGGATGGTGTTGCCTCGTCGCCTTCGGCCTCGCAGGTTATCCAGTGGTCGGACTACACGAACTCGACCCCGATTGTTGACGTGACCCGCATCATGCGTACCGTCCAACTCAAGTCGGGTGGCTTCAAGCCCAACGTGATGGTTGTTGGTAAAGAAGTCCGTGACGTTCTGGTCAACCACCCCACGATCCTTGCTCGTCTGAATGGCGGCGCTACCGTGACGAACACCGCTCTGGTGACGGATGCCAAACTGGCTGAAATCTTCGGTGTGGAAGAGTTCATGGTTATGGAAACCGTGAAGAACACCGCTGCTGAAGGTCTGACCGAATCGAATGCGTTCATTGGTGGCAAGCTGGCTGGCTTCTACTACCGTCCCCGTTCTTCGGGCCTGATGATCCCCTCGGCTGGCTACACCTTCACTTGGGACGAACTGGAAGGCGCTTCGGGCCACGGTATCGCTATCAAGTCGTATCGCGGTGACTATCTGGCTATCGACGGCGTTGCTGAAGTGCTGGAAGCAAACATGGCCTACGACCACAAGGTTGTGTCGGCTGATCTGGGCGCTATCATCGACAGCGTTATTGCCTAACTAGCATAAGGAGTGGGAGAGATGACCCGACCGTTTCTCCCCTTCTTCAATCCTTCCCGTCCAGTGTTTGTCAAACAGTATGGCATTCAACTGGCGGGTAAGGTTTGGAAGAAGGGTGACAGATTTAACTGGGAGTTCTTCGGAACCCCACAGGAAGTTATCCAACAGTTGTTCTTCAATGACATGCTTCACCACAATGAGGCTCTAGAGGAAGTAGCTGCTAAGAAAGTTTCCATTGGCGATGGTCTTGAGGAATACTCAGTTGACCAACTACACCTTCTTGTAGCCAATATCAATGGCAAGGTGAAAGCCAAGACAAAGAATAGCACAGAGTTCATGCAGAAGAAGTGTGCCACTAGCAAGATCAAAGATAAACAGGTTGGTCTTATTCGTCGGTGGCGTATCTCCTACGGGGACTTAGAAAACTAATTGATGAGGCGAACAAATGTCTTGGTCCTATTCCGCAAGTGACTTAACTACTACTACCAGTGCAGGTAGGATCAACACTGTTCGCCTTCTTGTAGGTGACACAGATACCACAGACCAACTGGTCCAGAACGAAGAGATTACCTTTGCTCTCTCCCAGACGGGTGATAACGTCTACTACGCTGCTGTATGGATTTGTAGGGCTATCGCTGCTAAGTTCAGCCGTATGGTCACTACCACTCTTGATGGTGCCTTGAGTGCCAACTACAGCGACAGAGCAAAGCAATACACTCAACTGGCTATCCAGATCGAAGCCCAAGGCAAGAAGACCTCTGGTAAGGCTCTGGGCATTTCTGCTGGTGGTATCTCTGTAGCTGCAATGGGTGTAGCTAACGCTACGACTGATCGTGTGGTGCCTGCTTTCGGTGTTACCCAATTCGATAACGTAGAGGCGGGTGACGGTTACATCCCCGAAGAACCCAATGGCATTTGATCCCTCCACTCTGCGTCAACTGATTAACGAGCATGGGATAGCCCTCACGCTTCGAAAGAGAGCCGCCAGTGCGTATAGTGATGCTACGGGTACTGTGACTACTACAAACACAGATTACGCTGTACGGGGCTATTTCTACGACTATACGCCAGACATGATTGATGGCAACTCTATCCTCCGTGGTGATCGTAGGGTTGTCTTGGATAGTAAGCTGACAAATGGATCAGCTACACCAGAACCAGATGCTACAGACCAGATCATTGGTCTTGGTGATACGGTCAACATCGTTAAGGTCATGGAGATCAAATCTGGTAGTGCTACGATGTGCTATCAGTTGCAAGTGAGGGAATGATATGGCTCTCAATAGAGGTATTGGTGTTTCCTTCACCCAACGTATCAGAAAGATAGAGCAAGACTTAGAAGACGTAAGAAACGAGTTCCTCAAAGGTATGGCAAGAGAAGTTGTGCTTTCCTCCCCTGTAGACACAGGAACGTATGTGATGAGCCATAACGTAGGTGAGCGTTCTGCTGCGGGTCAATTCACAGGGAATATTCGTTATATTGGACCACCCGGCCAAAACAGGGGTGCTATGCAACAAGAGGCACTTTCTAAACTCTATACACAGATTGACGCACTCCCGGCAGAACAGACTAGGGTTAGCCTAAGCAACAACTCAGCACATGCTAACCTTGTAGAGAATGGTGGCGCTAACTGGACTAGAAGCCCATATAAAATCTACGAGACTGCTAGAAACATAGCGCCAAGTGTTTTGCAAGAAGCAATCAATAAAGTCAAAGGTGGACGATGACAATCATTAATGACATTCGTGCTTGCCTAGACACACACCTCTCTGGCACCTCTGGTATCCCTACTATCGCCCGTCAGAACGTCCCGTTTGAACCTACTACTGGCACTTCCTATGTGAAGGCCGACATGATCCCCACCTCTCGTAGACCTGCTGTACGAGGGCTTAACCCCCAGCAACGATATGATGGTCTCTACAGCCTCTTGATCTGTACACCAGAGGGTTTAGGACCGGGTGCTGGTTACGACATTGCCGACCTCTTGCTGGCTCGGTTTGAAGCAACTACAGATATTTCTAACGCTGGTTTGACTATCTCTGTAGACTACTCTGAGGTCAGGACGAGTTTCCTTGACTCCCCGTTCTACTGCACTCCAATTACTGTAGCATGGTATTGCTACGCTTGATAAAGGAAACTTACTATGCCATTTAGCCAAGGTAACCGCGCTGGCCTCTCCTATGTTGTCGAATCGACTTTTGGTACTACTCCCGGTACTCCCTCTCTGATCCAACTCCCCTACACCACCCAATCGCTTAACCTCTCGAAAGAGCGTGTGACTGGTACTGACATTCAGCCTGACCGTATGCTCCGTGTTGACCGTCATGGCAACCGTACTGCCGCTGGTGACATTGTAGCCGATCTTCGTAAGGCTGACTACGATCCCTTCCTAGAATCAGCTTTCATGGGCACGTTCTCCACCAACGTCTTGAAAGTTGGTACTACCCCTAAGTCTTTCTCCATTGAAGATGCTGCAACTGACATTACCCAGTTCCGTCTGTTCACGGGTATGACTGTCTCGTCTCTCGCTGTCTCCATTCGTCCTAACCAGATGGTCACTGGCACCTTCTCCATGGTTGGTAAGAATATGACGATCAGCGGTACGTCTGTTGACCCAACTAAGACTGCCTCTTCCACCAACCAACCCTTTGATGCTTATTCGGGTGTTATGCGTATTGCTGATGCTGGTGGTGTCTTGGCCTCTGCCGCTATCGTGACTGGTTTTGACTTCTCCATCAACAATGCTCTGGCCCCTACCTTCGTGGTTGGCTCTAGCACGACCCCGCAGCTTGAGTTTGGTATGGCTACCGTTGAAGGTACGCTGACTGCCTACTTTGAAGATGCTGCCTTGATTAACCGCTTCCTGAACGAGACCCAGACTGCTTTGGAAGTTTCTGTTGACGATCCGACTGGTTCTTCGGACTACACCTTCTTGTTCCCTCGTGTCAAGATCAATGGCGCTGATGTTCCTGTCGATAATCCGACCTCGCGTATCATCACTCTGCCGTTTGTTGCTCTGTATGACACCACTGAGGCTACGAACATCAAGTTGACTCGTTCTGTCTAATCCTCCTCGTGAGGCTAGGGTGGTTGGCTTGTCGGGGGTTGACCACCCGCTTTAATTCTTTCCCGACTTCGTAAATATAAACACATAGGACATCCCGACAATGGCCGATCTATTCAATATGATCCCGACTGACGACACTATTGTTGTCACCATCAAGCACCCTGTGACCGAAGAGGTTCTTACCAAAGACGATGGTAAAGAGATGACGATCACGGTGTACGCACCTCACTCTAGCACCTACAAAGCTGCTATTCACGAACAGACCAACAAGCGTATCCAGAAAGCATCTAAGGGTAAGAAGATCACTTTTACTGCTGAAGATTTGGAAAACACTACGCTTGAACTTCTGGCGAAGACTACAAAAGACTGGTCCATCCAGCTTAATGGTAAGTCCCCGAAGTATTCTGTAGGTGAAGCAATGGACCTTTACGCAAAGCTGCCTTGGCTTAAGCAACAGGTCATGGAAGCACAAGAGGATTTCTCCGCTTTTTTGAAAGTCTGATCCTTGATCTAGAGGAGTACGTAGAGTGGGATTTCAAACTCTCTATTCCTGACAAAGACGGTGTGACCCAAAGAGAGCATTTGCTACAAGTGGAAAGGCAGTCTGGACGAACACCATTGGCTCTACAGGGACCAGAGTTCCCAGAGTTGTTGGAATACGTCTGGACTGCTTTTTTATTGCTCAACAACACCAGAGGTCAAGGGTTCTCAGGACCACTACCTATCAGTTACCAAGAGATTGATGCTTGGCAACGTATGACACAAAACACATTGCTGCCTTGGGAGATTGAGGCGGTTAAGCGAATAGACGCAGTTTACTTGAGGGTTATCAACAAATGAGTGACTTGGCCGCTATCAGAATCCCAGTTGATACCTCGGACATTCCAAAAGCAATTCAAATTGTCAACAGGCTTCAAACAGAACTCGTCAGTTTTGAGAAGGCTGTTAGAGCAGGAACCCTCACTGTTTTTAGTCAGAACGCTGCACTTTCAAAGTCTGCAAAACAACTGCAAAGCCTTGGCTACTCGTATGGAGAAGCTAGGGGAATGGTGCATAATTTTAACAAAAGCCTAAAGACTTTGGACGATGTTGGTCTTTCACAGGCTGGCCGTGGATTAAACCAAAGCCAACGAGAGATGAGGAATTTTGAACTCGGGGTACAACAAGCAGGCTATCAGATTGGTGACTTTGCGGTTCAGGTTCAGTCTGGGACAAGTCCTCTTGTAGCTTTCTCACAACAGTTTTCGCAGTTGGCTGGTTTCTTTGGTGGACCTTGGGGTGCTGCTGTTGGTGCCGCTGCCGCAGTTCTCTCTGGGCTTGGTTTGGCTTTTCTGAATGTCTCTGGAAATGTAAAGACTCTATCGGACAGCCTGTCTGACCTAGAATCCTCCATTGCTGCTGTAGCCGAAGCCACAGAGGTTTACTCCGCAGAGGGTATCCAAAAACTCACAGATAAGTACGGACAACTCGATAGTCAAGTTCTTCAACTTATTGAGAGCCAAACCGCATACGCAAATCTTCTTGCTTCCAAGGACTTAAAAGATGCCTTGGCCAGTATCCAAGAAGCTATTGGTGGATCAATGTTTGACATTGGTATCTCTGAACGGGCTTCGTCACTTCTGACCCTACAAAAAGTGTTTCAAGTAACACGCAATGACGCAGAATCTCTCAGGGCCGCTTTTGATGCAGTGGCGCAAGCGCAGACTTATGAAGAACAAGCTGCTGCTTTGACAACTGTTAGCGAGTATCTTGGCATTGTCTTATCCGCACAAGAAGAAGTTACACAAGAGCAGCTAGATATTTACAACGCTGTCATGCAATCTCTTGACGCAGTTAAGCAACTGTCTGCCGTTCAACCAAAACAAAGCTGGTTGTCTGCTGCAATCACTCAAGCAGAAGGTCTTGCCACAGCGTTGTGGGAGGCGGCTAAAGCTAGAGCGGCGGCGGTGCCAGAGTCTGTCAACATGACTACCGGAGACATGGACTGGGCAAAAAATCAGTTGGGTTTCACGTTGCCGGGAGAGGAACTACTCGGGCTTCCCAAAGAGCGTAACTCGGGAGGGGGTGGCAGACAAGCTAGGCTGCGTAAAGAGATCGACCTAACCAAAGAACTTACCCAAGCAGAGAAAGATCGTCAGACCATCTTGAAGTCCATCGAAGGTTCCCTTGAGGCTGGCTTCATGTCTATGATTGATGGTACTAAGTCTGTCAAAGATGCCTTCAAGTCTATGGCTCGTGAAATCCTCAAAGAACTGTATCGTGTCTTGGTGGTTCAACGTATGGTTGGTGCTATCAGTAGTGGCATAGGTATGCTTACGGGTCCATCTACAGGTTCCTTGGGTCTTCCCTTTGGAGGTGCTGGTGCTACGGGCGGTTCTATGATCCCCGGTAAGTCTTACCTCGTAGGTGAGAACGGTCCTGAACTTGTGATCCCTCGCCACTCTGGTACTGTAGTCAATGCTAACCAGACTGCTAACGCTATGGGTGGTGGTGGCTCTGTGACTGTCCAGAACAACATTACGGTTACTGGCAGTGACGCAGCTATGGTTCGTACTGAGATCGCAAAGATGATCCCGCAGATCACTAACGCTACCAAGGCTGCTGTGATTGATGCCCGTCTCCGTGGTGGACAAATGAAAGCCGCATTCCAATAAGTGAGGAAACTATGGAACTCGACGGAAAGTTATGCAACAAGTGCAAGCAACACAAAGTCGAGTTCCATAAGGATTCAACTAAGAAAGATGGACTTAGCACGATTTGTGCAGACTGCAAAA